ATGACGTAGATTTTTTCGACAGTTTGAAACGGGATGTATATGGGTAAAAGAGGCCCCAAAAGAATGGATATAGCAATCTTGGAGAGGAGGGGCAGTCCTGTTGCCGGTGAAAGGCGCAGGGAGGTAGCGAGGGCGAAGAAGCAAAAAGCGGTAAAGCAGACATATCCCCCCGTGCCTATTTTGTCTGCTGAAGAAATTTGGCGGGGTATACCCAATTATAATCCTTGCATAGACGCCGTTGGTTATGATTTTGATTATGATAAAGCGGTCAAGGCAATCGAGTTTTTCCATGAGAAATTAAAACACGTTAAAGGTGAGAAGGCGGGTCAACCGTTTTTTCTTGAATCGTGGGAGCAGTCCATAATTGGCAATTTATTCGGTTGGTATAACAAAGAAACCGGATTGCGGCGTTATAGGGAATGTTTCATTGAGGTTGCCAGAAAGCAGGGAAAGACCCCTCTTGCGGCCGGGATAATACTTTATATTTTGTTTGAAGATAAAGAGCCGGGTGCTGAGATTTACGGGGCTGCTGCTGAATACAAGCAGGCGTCTTTAGTATTTACTCATGCGTGGGGCATGGTTAATCAGTGCGAGGAGTTAAAGGACAGGGTTCAGATTTTTAAAGGGCAAGCTAAGGCGATGGAGATTGGTGAGCCGGGCGCGGCCGATTATGGCGTTTACCGTGTAATTAGCTCAGATGCTTTGGTTGCTCAGGGGTTTAATACGTCCGCGGCCGTGATAGACGAGCTACATACTCAACCTAATAGTGAATTAGTCGAGGCAATTCAAACATCGACGGGGGCGAGGCGCCAACCATTAATAGTTTATATTACTACTAAAGATTATGATAAGCCAAGTATCTGCAACGAGAAGGAGGAATACGCCGTAAACATTTGCGATGGCACGATAAAAGACGCTTCTTTTCTTCCTGTGGTTTATGCCCTTCCCGATGATGCAGACTGGACGGATGAAAGAATTTGGCGGCTGGCAAACCCTAATTTAGGCGTTTCTGTCAAGTTGGATTATTTACAACGGGAATGTAAGCGTGCAAAAGAGCAAACCTCATACGAAAACACATTTAAACGACTTCATTTGAATATGAAAACCCAGCAGGATATTCGCTGGTTAAAATTAGAGCAGTGGGACAAATGTGTTGGTATCGTTGTTAAAGAAGCATTGTTCGGCAGGGAATGTTTTGGCGCATTAGATTTATCGGCCACACAGGACATTTCAGCATTCGACCTGTTTTTCCCTGAAGATAAAAAGGTTTTGCCGTTTTTCTGGGTTCCGCTTGAACGGGCAAGGGAACGGCAGAATAAAGACCATGTGCCTTATTTACAATGGATTGACGAAGGGTTGATTAGGGCTACGCCGGGCAATGTAGTCGATTATGATATTATCCGAAGGGACATAAACGGACTTAACGAGCTATATAGTTTTAATAAAATAGCAATAGACCGCTGGAACGCCACGCAAATAAGTACGCAATTGACCGGTGATGGCTTTGAGGTTATCGGATTTGGTCAGGGCTTTGCCTCAATGTCTGCCCCGGCTAAAGAATTGGAGCGTTTGGTTGCATCGTGCCTTTTGCAGCATGGTGGAAATCCTGTTTTACGTTGGATGGCTGGTAATGTGGCTATTGAAATGGACGCCGCGGGGAATATCAAGCCATCTAAAAAGTTGTCAACCGAGCGAATTGACGGTATCGTATCTTTAACTATGTCTATCGGCTTGGCCGGAACAGAGCCGACTACAAAAAGAAGTGTTTATGAGGATAGAGGAGTATTAACAATATGAACAGAACAGATTTTACAATAAGAGCGAGGCGAGCGGATATAAGATGTGGGGCTGACTTGATTCGGTTGTTTGCTATTCAACAAAAAGAGGATGGAATATGTTATGTAGCACAGAAATTAGAATTAAAAGCGGCAGAAGAAGGTCTTGTTGTAGATTCTTTTCTGGAAATTAACATTCAAGAGGCGCAACGGTTAATAGATGATTTGTGGGATTGTGGTTTACGTCCTTCAGAAGGAACTGGAAGTGCCGGTGCTATGAAAGCTGTTGAAAATCATTTAGCGGACATGAAAACTATTGTCTTTCATGTATTGAAGATAGACAAAATAGATAATAAATGATGATAGAAATGATGGATGTGTATAAATGTACACATATTATGACTCCTGACCAGAAAAGAGCCATTGAAAGTATAGCGTTAAAATTAAAGCAGCTTATGCCCGATTTTATGGGTTCGATAACTTTTAACTTGTCAAATAAAATGGATGATGTTAAGGTTGAAGTAAAGGAATGTCTGAATATTAAATCGTAAAATTTGAATGGCCGGACAAACCGGCAACGGATTATCTAAACAATAGACCCGTACAAGTCGTGAATATCGCGGCGTGTGCGGGTTTTTTATTGATTGAAAATTAAAAGATAAGCCCTGCTGTACGGTAGTACGACAGGCGGAAGTATAAAAATAAACGAAAAATAATTAAATGAAGGAAAATAAATATGGAAAAACTAAAAGAGTTGCGAGCTAAGAAGGAAAAAAACCTTGTCGAAATGCAGGGGCTTCTCGATGCTTCGCAGGATGGTATTTTATCCGAAGAGGCGCAAAAGAAATTTGACGCTTTAAAGGTTGAAAACGAAACAATTAACAAGAACATTGCCAATATTGAGGACGTACTTCAGGCGAAAGCCGAAGAGCAACGGCAACCGGCAACACCCCCCACTGCTGTTGTAACACAACCTGCTGCCAAATCAGCACTTCTGCATGTTCCGGCAGAGGCAAGAAAATGGTCAAGCCAATTAAGGGCGTTTAAGGGGGCAGACGCCGTAGAAAACGCGTACAAATCCGGTATGTGGTTTGCTGCCGCATTTGGCAATGAAACCGCAAAGAGGTGGTGTGCCGACCACGGTGTTGCTATTCAGGCGGTTCATCAGGGCGGCGTAAATACCACGGGCGGGTATCTTGTACCCGAAGTTTTAAGTACCGCGATAATCGAATTGGTACTGCAATACGGCTCTTTCCGCGCCAATGCCGGTATAGTGCCTATGACCAGCGACACGATTCACATTCCCAGACGCACCGGTGGGTTGACTGCCTATTTTGTCGGCGAAGGTGATGCTGCGACAGAATCCACTAAATCATGGGACAACGTTAAGCTTGTGGTTAAAGACCTTGCGGTGATTACGCGAATATCAAACCAGCTTGCCAGTGACGCGATTATCTCCGTGATGGACAATTTAACTAATGAAATAGCTTTAACTTTTGCTACGACAGAGGACAATTGTGGGTGGCTTGGCGATGGCACTTCCACTTACGGCGGAATATCCGGTGTGGAAAAAAGACTTGTTTCGGTCGCCTGTACGGGCGGGGTAGCTACTGGTGCGGTAACAGCAGGCGCTGGTTTATTCCGTTATGATACAGGGTACGCATGGGCTAATGTTGCACTGGCCGACCTTGTTGGTGCAATGGCACTCTTGCCGAGCTACGCAAGAATTAACGCCAAGTGGTATACATCGCCCGCCTTTTATTACGGCGCGATGATGCCCGCTTTAGCTGCTGCTGGTGGCGTAACAATGGCAGAACTGGTTAATGGGCCTTCCGGCATGAAATTTCTCGGTTATCCGGTTATTTTATGCGAGTCTATTTATGGAACTGCTGCAATTAACCGTATATATGCTTACTTCGGTGATTTAACACAAGCGGCCAAATTCGGCGACAGGCAACAGATGGCTATTGCGTCCAGCGATAGTGCTTCCGTTGGAGGCCAGTCGGTATTCGAGCGCAACCAGATAGCCCTTCGCGGTGTTGAGCGGTTCGATATTAACGTCCATGATGTTGGTACGTCTTCAACAAGAGGCCCGATTGTCGGATTGCTGAGCCATTCGGCGTAAATAAGAACAATTTAATTTAGAAATAGGAGTACAAATTATGATTTCACAAAATGACCATGCGATAATCAATGCGATTACGCCTGTTTTACAGACTGCCGCATCGACGCATAATTTTTCTTTTTCAAAACTTGACGCTAACGGCCAGCCGTTTGCTCAAGCTAATATTTTTCTGAATATGGGTACGGTGTCAACAAGTGCCGATGTTTTTTCGGAGATTACTGTTTACGAAAGTGATACGATAACCACTCCGTCAAGTATGGCAACTGTTATTCCCGCATTTGGGGCAAGTGCTACTACCGATGCTTCTCACGGCTGGTCGTTTACGACCGGTGCGACGGGGGCGGGGCTTGGCGGCATTGTTGAGTTCCAGATGGATTTAAGGAAACGCAAAAAGTATATCGGCGTGTACGTTCTTGCACCTGCGGCTTCCAATGTGGTGACTTTTAGCGCTATAGTTTTATTGAGTAAGGGGGCAGAATCGAGAGATTCCGCTTCTGATGCGAACCATTACGGTGCGGTTTATGGCAACTTGTGTGCTACCAACGCAAGGGGCTGTATAACAAGAATTATCGGTTAAGGTTTAGCTTTCATCTGCGGCGGGGCGGGCATGGGTCTGCCCTTGCCGCGGAAAAGCGCAGATGAAAGGTGAAAGTCATGAAACTTAATTTAGGATGTGGCGACAATAAAATAGACGGGTACGAAAACCTTGACCGGAAACTCGGTTCAGAGGTTTTTCCGTTGATAGCGTACCCCGAAAACAGCATTGACGAGATAAGAGCTTCGCATATTCTTGAACATTTCGAGCGAAGGAAAACGGCCGATGTACTGAAAGATTGGGTATATCGTTTAAAGCCTAATGGCATTCTTAAAATTGCCGTTCCTGATTTCGGTAAAATAGCGGAATCGTACAACAAAAGAGAAAATATGGATTACGCCGGATATATTTGTGGCGGCCAGATTGACGAAAACGACTTCCACAAGAACATTTTCAACGAGGCGGAACTGCGCAATGCTATGGAGATTGCGGGGCTGTCTGATATAAAACGCTGGGAATCTGATAATGGCGATTGTGCAAGTTATCCCATAAGTCTTAATCTTCAGGGCACTAAAACAGAATTTACCCGTGTCGAGGGTGAAATTGGCTTTTTAGATGTACCTTGTCAGTTGGAACTTAAAAAAATATTTATGCAGGCGAAAAATATTTATTCCCAAAATGGCGAAGATGGTATCTTGGAAGCCCTGTTCGAAAAAATAGGTACGGAAAATAAATGGTGCTTGGAGGTCGGCGCGGCAGATGGCATTATGTTCTCGAATACGCGCCAGTTTGTCGAGAAGGGCTGGAATGCCGTGCTTATCGAGTCGAACGGACTTGCTTTCGAAAGACTTGCTGAAAATTGCAAGGCGTATCCGAACACAAGAATATTAAATCTTGAAATAAATACCAAGCAGAATAATCTGGATAGTATTCTTGAAAGTTGTCACGCGCCTAAAGATATTGATTTGCTCTGCATAGATATTGACGGTCAGGATTGGCACATTTGGAACCAAATGCTTAAATATAAGCCGCGCGTAGTGGTAATTGAGTACAATCCTAACACTAATCTTGAATTTATCCCACTTATTGGCGGTGAAGGTCAGGCGGGCAAAACGGCGGTTTATCGTCTTGCCGGTTCAAAACTATATCACAATTTTATATGCACCAAATATAATGTTATCGCAATACGTGACGACCTTGCGGGTGCTATTGCCGGTCAAACTGAGGGTGTTTCCAAAAAACAAGATGAACAAGCTATCATTAAAATAGCCGCTGTTATGTCTATGCCGAGACTGGCGTTTACAGACAATCTCTATTCGGCTGTACGGTCTTTAATTCCATTGGGCATAACTTTAGAAAAGGGTACTGGGGTTTTTTGGGGACAGATACTAACGCGGTTGATGGCAAAACATCTTAATGATGGCACGGAATATATTATTGCGATTGATTACGACACTTATTTTACAAAAAATCAGGTGATTCGACTAATTCAACTGATGCAGGAAAATCCTAATGCCGATGTCATATTGCCTTTGCAAATTAAACGGGAGTGCGATTCTCCTTTGATTGGTAAATTTGACGAGCAGAAAAGACCGCTTATTAAAATTCCGATTGAAGAATTTAAAACAGAGCTTTTGCCTATTTCGAGCGGTCATTTCGGTCTGACTATTTTCAGGGTATCAGCATTAAAGAAGCTTAAAAAACCGTGGTTTATGCCTGTACCCGACAAGGATTTGGGCTGGGACGATGGACGATTAGACGAGGATATTTATTTCTGGAAGAATTTTTCGGAGTCGGGCTTGCAGGCGTATCTTGCCCCAAAAATAGGACTGGCACATTTGCAATTGATGGCAACTGTACCCGGCAAGCTTGAAAACGGCTTTAAGCCGGAACATTACTATATTACGGAATTGGAAAAAAGCGGATTGCCCAAATGGTGCGAGCCGGAAGTGGAGTATTTGAAATGAAAATAAGATTTCTAAAACCATATTTAAGTTTCCTCGCCAGTGTTAATGACGTAAGAGATATTGAACAGACGGCGGCGGAAAATTTAATAAATAGAGGTGTGGCCGAGCTTGTTACGGAAACAGAAAAGACAATTGTTGTAAAAAAGCGAGGCAGGCCTGCTATAAAAAAATAAAATTGGATTTTTGAAATGAAAATAAGCAATAAAATCGCTAATTGGATTATCAAAAAGGCGACCAATACCGTTAATCCCGAACAGTGGTTCGTTAATTATTTCGGCGGTAATTCGCTTACGAAGGCCGGTATCATAATTAACAACGATAATGCGTTGCAGATTTCAACGTATTTTGCATGTGTAAGAAATATCTCAGAGGACATAGCCAAACTGCCTTTGATTACTTATAAACCGCTTTTACCTCAAGGCAGAGAACGTGCAAAAGACCATCCGGTCTATAAACTGCTTCATGATGCCCCTAACTCTGAAATGACGGCCATGACATTAAGGGAAACGCTTACTGCGCACGCATTGAATTGGGGCAATGGGTACGCTTTTATAGACAGGGACAGACTTGGAAATGTAACAGCATTATGGCCGCTAAGGCCGGATAGGGTAAGGCCGTATCGTGACAAGGGCAGTTCGAGGATTTATTATGAAGTAACAAATGATAACGGGCAAAAAACGAATTTTCCCGCATTTGATATTCTTCATGTGCATGGCTTGGGCTTTGACGGTTTGATAGGTTATAATGTTGGTCGATATTCAAGAGAATGTGTAGGTGGTCTTGCAGCGGCTCAGGAACATGCGGCTTATTATTTCAAGAATGGCTCTAACGCTTCCGGCATTCTTGAACTGCCTAATGCAATGAGTCAAAAAGCTAAGGATAATTTAAAAGCATCTTTTCATAAAGAATATGGCGGGGTAGAAAATACCGACAAAACAATTATTTTAGAGGAAGGTGCTAAATTTAACAAAACATCTATTCCGCCCGAAGAGGCACAATTACTCGAAACGCGCCAATTTTCTGTTCCTGAAATTTGCCGGTGGTTCAGAATGCCTCCTAATAAAGTTGCTGATACTACGCGAGCTCAGGGATGGAGCACGTTAGAGCAGACAAATACGGATTATGTTACAGATGCTTTAATGCCGTGGTTCGTCCGGTGGGAACAGGAAATAGACCGCAAACTCTTTACTTTAGACGATTTAGAGGAGGGATTATTCGTAAAACATTTAGCGGACGGTCTTTTGCGCGGCGATATTGCATCGCGCTATACGGCTTATGCTACTGCCCGGCAGTGGGGTTGGCTATCTGTGGATGATATTAGAGAAAAAGAGGAAATGAACCCGTTGCCTGATGGGAAGGGACAGATTTACCTTACTCCGCTTAATATGGTTCCGGCTGGTACAGAAGTTGCGCAGAATAATAATCAGCAGCAAGGCCAGCAACAAGGTCAACAGCAAGACCGACAGAATCAAGAAGAAGCTTTGGCGTTTATGAAAGAATCTGTGATAGACGATATAGCGACCAGAATAGCTAATTCAGAGATTACTGAAATTGAAAAACATATCGAAAAAAATTCAAGTATGGAAGGATTTAAGAAATGGCTTAACGATTTTTACAAAAGCCATGAAAGATATTGCGCTTTAAGTCTTGAACGGTTTATAAGGCAATCGAGCAGTGCGGCAAAAGAAATGATTCAGGCGAACAGGTTTGACGTTTGTGATGATAATATTAAAGATAATATTAAAGATAATATTAGAAAGGCGTTTTTAATTTTTAGTGAGAATATCCGCCAAAAACACAAGGAGTTTATCAGTGGAAAAATATAAATCAATTATAAATATACTTACAAGCCAGATTTGGGCTATACTTCCAGAACGTATTTTAGCAATGGCGGAAATTGTTTCTTCGGGAATTAACGTTAAATCTCAAAAACCGGTAACATCATTTAATCAGCAGAATATTGCATATTTGCCGTTGTGGGGAATTATCGACCAGCATGATAGTTGGGTTTTAGAGGCGTTTGGGGGTACATCAACAGAAGTTTTCGGAAGGATGTTTGATATTGCCATTGCAGACGATTCGATAGGTACTATTCTTGTAGACGTAGACAGTCCGGGCGGCTCTGTTTATGGTGTTCAGGAATTGTCTGATAAGATTTATAACGCACGTGGAAGAAAACCTATTATCGCAGTAGTTAATTCTATGATGGCTTCCGCTGCCTACTGGATAAGTTCTGCTGCCGATGAAATTATTATTACGCCGGGCGGTGAAGCTGGTTCAATCGGAGTAATTGCTATTCACGTTGATTATTCCGAACAGGAAAAGGACGTGGGGGTTAAACCGACAATTATTAAAGCCGGTAAGTATAAAGGGGAAGGCAATCCTCATGAGCCGCTTGGTGAAGAGGCGAAAGATTATTTTCAGCAGCGTGTCGATGATTATTACAATTCATTTATTTCTGCTGTTGCAAGAAACAGGGGGATTAATACGGCTAAAGTCGTATCAGATTTTGGACAGGGCAGGATGTTCGGGGCTAAAAATGCAATATCGTCCGGTATGGTTGATGGTATAGGAACGCTTGAGGGGATTGTAAAGAGATTGTTGGTTCGTAAGTCTACGTTAAAAACGGCCGCGAAGGGCGGGCAATTAAATAAATTAGCTATGGATTTCGCAAGAGCAAAATAATGGAAGTAACTGTTAATAAAAAAATTACGGCTATTATGTCAGTACCGCGACTTGGCTTTACGCACAATTTAATAATAGCATCTAAAGTCCTTGTCCCTTTGGGTATAGAGCTTGAATTGGGATTTGGGGTTTACTGGTCACAGGTACTTACGAGACTGATTGAACAGCAAATAGCTAAGGGTGTTGATTGGGTCGTTGTCTTGGATTATGACAGTTATTATTTGAAAGAACATTTTTTGGCGATGTGCCAGCTTATGGCCGAAAATCCTGATATTGATGCTATTGTGCCGGTGCAAATTAAAAGAGAATCTGATATTGTTCTTGCCGGTATGAGGGACAAGGAAAAGGCCGGTAAGGAATACAGCAATGATACCAATTTAATCGAAGTTGATACCGGCCATTTCGGTTTGACTTTTTTCAAAGTATCTTCTTTTGCAAAGCTCAAAAAGCCGTGGTTTTTGGGCGTGCCTAACGAGCGGGGTGAATGGGGAGAGGGAAGATTGGATGATGATATTTATTTTTGGGACAACTGGAAAAAATGCGGATTAAAAATCTGCCTTACACCTCAAGTTATGATTGGTCATTTACAACTTATGATAACGTGGCCGGGCAAACTGGAAAAGGGTTCTTTGCCGTATCATCAATATTTAAACAATTGTGATGAACACGGAATACCTGAATGGTGCAAAGTTTTTGCCAATCGTGTTCCTAAGGTTCCCAAGATGGAAATTAAAAAGCAGGGTCAATAATATGCAATGGCAAGTTACCACAAAACCGACAACAGAACCGGTTACTTTGGATGAAGTGAAATTAAATTCGCGTATTGAAATTGATGCGGACGATGATTTATTAACTTCGCTTATTCAGACTTCGCGCGAGTTTTGTGAGCAGTATCAGAACAAAGCTTATGCCACACAGACTATTACGGCAAAGATGGATTCGTTTTGTTCGAGTGAAATTGAATTGCCTTGTCCCCCGTTAGTCAGTGTAACTTCAATAAAATATTACGATATTAGCGGGGTCGAGCAGACGGTAAGCACGACCGTTTACGATATAGATACTACGTCCGAACCCGGAAAGATATTTCTTAAATATAATCAGACTTGGCCTTCTGATTGCAGGGGACATCATAACGATGTTACAATAGTTTATATAGCGGGTTATTCAGTATCGTCCGAAAGTATGGTGGCAAATACTGATATTGTCAAGGCGGGCGGATATGTAACTATAACTACCGGAGGGACAAATTGGGGTACAGACTTGGGTGTGACCAGTATGTATTGGCTGTTAAACCAGCACAATCAGAGAATCAGGCAAAGCGGAACGGTGACTAAATTTACAGTTTATTTTAGCGCAAAACCTGCCGCAATTACTCATTTTTACTTTATGATTTGGCGCAATAACGGCACTACTTGGGACAAAATATCATCGGAGGACATCTGGACACAAGTTACGGCGGCCAGTATAAATACAATAACATTAACTACCCCCGTGGCCGTTCAAGAAGGTGATTATGTTGGGTTCGGTTTGACCTGTACGTCACAGACAGGCAATTTCTGGAAATATTTAACAGGCCATGCCGCGGCAATGTATTACGTTACTAACCAGACACCGGATGATGCTGCTTATGCATGGGACGCTAAAACGGCGATTACTTTTTATTTTCCTATTTATGTTTATATGCAGGCGCCCGTAATGGTAACAATAGGCGACTCGCTTATTTCGGGCTTGACTGCGCACAGGTCATATCTTGAAGGAACGGACACAAACAGCAGGACATCTATACTTGCTTATTATCTTAGTTTACTGACCGGATATGATTATCAGAATATGGGATATGACGGCCATACTACATCCCAAATATCAGCAAGGTTTGCCGCCGATTGTACGGCACTTAAACCTAAAGTGGCAGTTATAAATGGCGGTATTAACGATATTAGGGATGTTGGCGGTGACGTGACTATGGCGACATTTTTAAGCAAGTGGACGTTAATACTTAATGCCTGCGTGGCTGCCGATATAATACCGGTAGTTTTACTAATGCTTCCGGCAACGGCCTGTACTGTTGCACAAATGCAGGAACGTGACACTTGGAACGCCGCTTTAACAGAACTTGCTGCTGGTTACGAAACAGCAATACTTGTTAACGCTGAAAGTGAAGTCGGCCTGTTTCGGGCGGGCGGTGATACCGGCAATTTATGGGACATTAAGGTTGCTTACAATGTCGGGGACGGTCTGCATTATAATGCGGCCGGTTATTCCAAGATTGCCGATGTTATTTACGGCGTATTACAAAGTGAGGGTGTTGTTCTTGTTTCTCCGAGCAATTTAATACCCGAAAGATGCAAGCAGGCAATAAAATTACTTGTAGGACATTTTTATGAGCATCGGGAGGACGTTTCGGAAATAACTTTAGACAAAATACCGACAGGAGTTGCTTCGTTATTAAGTTTAGACAGGATTTATCCCGTATGAACGCCGGAAAATTAAGACATAGAATTGAATTGCAGAGTTTTACGACTGTCAACGATAGTTATGGTCAAGGTACGAAAACGTGGACTACTTATACTGTTAATGGAACAGTTTATGCACAAATTGTGCCATTACAGGGCAGAGAGTTATTGCAGGCACAGCAGATAAGCGCAAAAGTAAATCATAGAATAAGAATCAGGTATCATTCGGCAGTAGAAAACGAGCATCGTATTTTGTTTGGCGTAAGAATCTTCGAGATAAATGCTATCGTTAATTTTGAGGAACGGAACATATATCATGATTTGTACTGTACGGAAATAGTAAGCTAATGCAACTGTATATAAAATTAAACGGTGTTAAAGAATTGATGAAACAGCTTGACGGCACAGAGCGCGGAATTGTAATAAGAATGATGCGCAGCGGCCTCCGTAAAGTTGCAAAACCCGTATTGGAAACAGCAAAGCGATTAGTACCATATTCGGGCGGCAAAAAATATGACATAAAAACAGGCAAAAGAGTTGAGGACAACTGGCTGAAAATGAAAGTACATTTGCGGGATATGCTTAAAATAAGGGCTATGAGGCGCAAGAAGGGACAAATAGGGGTTATAGTCGGAACAAGTGATATTGGATTTACCGGCATGGGCTTTTATGGCTCTTTTTTGGAGTTGGGAACAAGCAAAATGGTGGCTCGGCCTTTTCTTCGTCCGGCTTTTGATTCCAACAAAGATTTTATGGAAGCTGTAATGAAAGAGGAATTGGATGCGGCTTTAATTATGGCCTTAGCTTCGAGCGGCAGAATGGGCGAAGCGGGCGAGGGCGTTGTACCTGTATTGGAAGGTGAAATGGTTTGAAAAAGATAATTATATCATTATTGGTTTTGTTTTTGTTAGTTTGCGGTGCGAAGCATGTAAAGTTTCACAGGCCGCCAGTCGACTTGACCTCTGCCTGTGTTGCACAGTGGAAAATGGACGATGATGCCGCAAGCACCGATGTTATCGATTCTGTCGGCAGTTATACAGGCACAGCACAGCAGGACACATGCGATATAAATGCGGTCGGCAAAATGGGCGGGGCTTTGAGTTTCAACGGGACGGCCGATTATGTAAGTTGTGGCGTTCTTGTCAATGTTGTATTTACGGATAGTTACACCATAAATTTATGGTCAAAGTTAAATCTCGTAAGTGGCAGTGATAATATTTTGGGGGTGTATAACGTTACCAATGGACACATATTAAGGTTGTTCCGTGATTTCGGCGAGGACTGGCTTTATTTCTATTATGGTAATAATTCAACTGCGAACCTGCTTAATCTGGAAGCAAATTACAGTGCATATAATGGTGAATGGGTAATGATAACCATTACGGTTACAAAAACTGAAACAGGTTGTGCAGGCAAAATTTATATGAATGGCGTTAACGTGGTTGATGTTGACGACACAGAAGCGTTTGATATGGCCACGTTTGATAGTGATACGCACGAATTTATGATTGGTACTAACGAATATTCCGCCTTGTTCTTTGATGGTTCTATCGACAACGTACAGATTTTCAACAGGGTACTTATACAGACGGCAACGGCACGGAGGAGTTGTCCGAATGAAAATTAAATACGAAAATTATAAAGGCAGACGTTCAGACTCAATCGGCGATAATGGTATATTTACCGATGAGGAATCTAAGTTTATTACTAAAGTAGAACATTTTAGAACGATAGAAAATAGAAACCAAACACCGACAGTTACGCAGATATTCAGACTGGTAAAGGAATTTTTAGGTATTACGGTATTGCTTATTTTCCTTTGCCTTACCGCTCAGGCGGATTGTATTACGGACGGCAGGGACCTTAATGTAATACATTTACGCTGGCTAAGGCCCTGCAATTTTAGGGATTACGCTTCTTTCGCTAACGACTGGCAAAAAGTAGATACCGGATGTATTGAAAGAGAGGGAAAAAAAGAATCGCAGTTTTCCAAACTGCAAAGGGATTATTACAAAATACAGGTAATCGCAACTCTTAACCCGTGGAATTGGAACGATGCTGTTAAAGAAATGGGCGGGTTTGCAATGTTCTTACAGAGAAGTAGGGACGTAATTAAGGCGATTGGTAAAAATCAAAATAAAATCATAGGGATATACCAATGAAAAAAGTCATAATAATTTCGCTTTTGTGTTTTGTATTTGTTTGTGTCGCGGCACTTCCTACTGCCCGGCAGATGCTTTTTCCGGGACTTGTGGCGGCGACTGATGCTACGTTAATGCACAAATTGATGGCCCCGTACCATGCTTCAAGCGCGCGGGCGGATACTGCAATAAATCAGGCGATAACAGACGCTAATATAAACGGTAATTCTGTTACGTTGACAGAGGGTACATTTAACCTCCGGGCTTCGATAAAGCCGATGCGAGGCACTACCTTCACGGGTCAAGGCCAAAGAACAGTTATCAAGAAGCCGACAGCTTTGCGGTCGTTATTGACGGTAGATGCTGTTAGTACTGATACGCACGTCCACGTTGCAGACTCAAATGGTTTTCAGGCAAATGATGAAGTTTATCTGGCCGCAAACAATAAAACTGATTTTAGTGCGGAATATTATATTATAACTTCAGTTGTAGGCAATATAGTGAATTTAACGCCTAACGTAGATGATACTTATGATATAGATACTCAATCAGCAGTTCTCTCAAATGAATTTCCTGCTATTCGCGTAGGCAAGACCGGACTCGGCAATTATAACAGAAGTGATGTTGAAATTAAGACTATTAAGATAGATGGAAATTTTGCGAACAGGGCGAGTGATAATGCGTTTGCATATCGTAATTCTCTTATTGAAATAGAAGCATCGTCAGCCGCCGAAACCAACAATGTACGAATAACCGATGTTCAACTTTACAATGCAACAGCATGTAGTATATACAGTCACTATGCCAAGAAGGTGTTTATACACGGTCTTATAGCCAACAACACAAAAGGAAAAGCAAACTGGGGAATCCAGATAGGCGGTGCAAGCCGCGATGTGGTAGTAGAAAACTGCCATGAGGTCGATAGCAACTACGGCTTTTATGTTTGTGAACAGGTGAATAATCTTTCTGTAACTGATTTGTCGTGCGGGTCAAACGACACGTCTGCTTTGTTAATTGGATTGAATAATGGGCCTATAACGTTTATAGGTTGTAATTTTTATGATTACGATAAAGTTGGTATGACAGCAGCCCAAGCAGGTTCATTTGGCACTCTGATTGGTTGTAATTTTACACCGCTGGCAAGTTCTGCGTACCCCGGCTTTAACATAACAAGTACTTCGTATTTTACTTTCATCGGGTGCAGAGGAGTTAAGGGGACAGCTTATGCAGATACGAACCTGATGAATATTTCAAGTAGCAATAATATAGGTATTGGTTGGTATCTACGTCATAAGCATACCGGAGCTGCCAACACTTCGGCGGCTGTATATTACGCGGTTGGCGCTGACAAAAATACACTTATTGGTAGCAGGATAATAGATGGCGATGGCAACGATGTTAATGATTTGGGTGCAAACAATCTGATTTTGACGCCGGCAGCAGGCGTTACACTCAATAACGTAGTCGATTAGGAACAGGAAAAGGAAATACCATGAAAAACACTATTGCAATTTTGATTTTGGTTTTACTGTCTATTCCAGTTTCGGCGGCCAACGAAATTTGGGATATTCACGATACAAGCGGCGACCCAAACTATTATGTAATGCTTGGCAATTCGAGCGATACTCTTATATGGGACGTCTGTAATACTAAATGGAACGATTATAACGATGTAAACGACCCAAACCATGCTATTCATCTTGAACTTATACCTCCGAATAGATATATGGCAAATGTCCCCTCGGCCATAACAGACACATGTTCAATTACATTTGTCGAATACATGATGGAGGGCAGCGAACCAAACACTCGAAACGATTTGCTTGTATCTGCCGGGGAGATTGCATGGTCTGGTACTGAGGAGGTAATTTTACATGAGGAAGTTAATGCGATTCCTGCTTATGTATGGAACAAGGTATTATCCAGTGGAACATTTAATGTCGCAAATTCCGGAGGAAGGCGACTAAGGGAATTAAATGATTCCTTATTTGTCGGTTCTGCTACGGCAAGAGCGGGTGGGACAAGTACACAATTATTATTCCCGCTTGCGGCAACGGCTGTTACGGACTTTTATAAAGGTTCGATTGCCAAGATTTATAGCGGAACGGGAGTGGGGCAATCCCGTGCGATAACAGCGTATGACGGCGGAACAAAGATAGCGACAATCGGCCCGGCGTGGGCAACTGTCCCCGATGGCACATCGTTATTTACAGTATCTGCGGCTGGTTCGGCGGTCGTTGCAAGTATTGATACCATAGCTTTAACATCTATTAGAGAAGTTGTAGACCCAAATATAGATAAGATATTACGCTGGGTTGACCCTAATGAATGGCTTACCGGTGATGAAATGGCGGATACGGTCGTAGAATTTATGGACGCTAATTCTATATTGCCGGACGCAAATACAAATATATCTATAATTAAAAAGAGAGTTGGAACAAAATGAGATACTTAGGCGATTACGCCGCTAATGCGTTGTTATATTTCTGCTGGGAATCGATAGCAACTGGCGGTGTCATAAGGGTTTACAAAGACAATAGTGTTACTCAAACAGTATTGGGTATAACTGATACTCGCAATTTTGACGGGCTTACAGACATTCATTGCTGTACGATAGATTTAAGTTTTGATGCTTTTTATTCGGCCGGTCATGATTACGCGGTTGTTCTTGCCGGGGCTGTTGTCGATGGTGATAGCGTAAATTATTTGCTTGCCGAGTTTTCGATTGAGCATAGGAGTTTGGCAGTGGTTACAGATACTACATTTATAAAAAATGTTCTCGAAGGCGATACTTCGATAGATACCACAACTACGCCGTGGAATTTTGTTGTAAAAACAAAAGGCACTACAACAGAGCTAATAAGAAAAGACCTGAAAGATATAAACGATGTAAATCTTGGTTCAATATCAACCGTTATTGGGAGCGCAACAGAACCGGCATAATGTTTAATGTTGGATTAAAAGGTTTGGGTTTGGGCGGTGCTGCTTTACCGGCAGCGGATAGTACGATTGAAACTGCCCTTTATAGAATATTGACCGAAGATGCTTCGGTTTACGATTCTGTTGAAGGCCGAATATATCCTGTTATTGTTCCGCAAAACGCGGCAATGCCCGCTATAACTTACCAACAGGTATCGGGGCCGAGAGTATCTTCAATGGACGGCCCTATGGGCTTGGCTTACATCAATTTTCAAGTCAACTGCTGGGACGATACTTATGGTATGACTCGGAGTTTGTCTGAGGTCGTAAGAAAATGTTTAGACGGATATTCCGGCATGGTAAACAGCAGGGTAATAAAAGCCATACAATTGCAAACCGAAGGCGATATGCCTGAAATTGATGAAAGTACGGAAGAATTAACTCGATTTGGAAAATATCTTGAATTTACAGTAAGGTTTGAAGAATCTTTAATATAAGGAGAAATAAATATGGCAACAATTGGATTTGGTTCGATAGTGACGTTTTCGACCGATACATCGTCAACTGCTTCGATAGGGAAGATAATAAACGTATCGGTGTCGGGCATGTCAAAAGACGAGATTGATGTTTCGTCAGCCGACTCAACAAGCATGATAAAAGAAAAAGTGTCTGGCATGGTCGACCCCGGCAAGGCGACTTTCACGATGCGGTTCAATCCCGCTTCGAGTGCTAATATTGCAACGGTCAAGGCCGCATTTGATTCGACATCGGCAACACATTTGATGGCAACTATTGGCGCGAGCGGGGCTAAAATTCACGGCTCAGGATTTGTTTCGGAACTTAATCCTGTTGACACTTCTTACGATGGCGATGCGACTTTTAGTTTCACATTTACGTTTACGGAGTCACCGACAATAACCACGGCGGCATAATAATTTTGAAAGGATGAAAGATGCTGACAAAAGAACAGATTTTAACGGTTAGTGACATTAAAACCCGGACAGTCAAAATACCCGAATGGAACGGGTGCGTAACAATCAAGATGCTTACCGGCTTGGAGCGCGACCAGCTTGAATCTATTGCTTACCCCGTAAGCGATAAGAAGGAAGCGGCGAGGGACAATATCCGTGCTTTATGGTGCGTGTTTAGTATTGTTGATGAAAACGGCGTGAGGATATTTACAAACGAGGACATTGAAAAAGTCAGCTTAAAATCCTCTGCCGCCCTTGACAGGATTTTCACTGCCGCGTTGTCTTTAAATAAAGTTTCAAATAAAGACATTGAGGAAATGTCAAAAAACTCCGAAGCAACCCCCGCCGAAAATTCTATTATAAGTTAGCATTGGCGTTGGGTTGCACTGTTAAAGAATTACTGAATCGTGTTAATAGTGAAGAACTTAGTGAATGGATGGCGTTTAATAAGATTGAACCTTTCGGATACGAGAGGGACGATATGAGGTTCGCGATACTTACCTGTGTAATTGCAAATTGTAACCGTTCATCGAAACAACGTCCGTTTAAGATTAGTGATTTCATGCTTAAATTTGATAGGTTGGATAAGCCAAGAGAGCAGACGGACGAAGAAATTGAAGCAACTTTAATGCAATTGGTAAAAAAATAATCAGGCAAAATATGGCACTATTACGGTCATTGTGGGTAAGTTTGGGACTGAGAACGGAAGCTTTTCAGTCGGGAGCTTATAAAGTCAAAAAAATGATGGCGGACATGTTGAAAGAAATTGAGCAGTCGGGTACGTCTGCGGCAGATTTTTCCCGCTCTTTGACATATTTTATGCGAGCGGGTGCTGTAACCTATATCGTATCCGGCCTTGCTGATGCTTTTACTGAAATGCACAAGTCTATGAGGCAGGGCGGCGACACTATGGAAATTGTACTTGGTTCTGTTGACGCTTTTGCGTCCAGAATACCCCTGCTGAATAGATTATCCGGTTCTTTTAAGGAATTAGGTAAGGAGTTTACCGGTCTTAATGCTGCTATGGAGTCATTTACGGAAATAAAAGCTTTCAGTGCGGAAGGTTTTGCCAGTAACAGGGCAATGAAAAATGAATTACGAAGATACGAAACGCCCTTCGAGGACAGGGACAAATTAAAACTGCTCGAACAGTACGAAGAAAGATTAAGGCAGATAGGCGAATTACAAAACAAGTATAGATTATATGGCACTCACGGCTTCGGGGCTGATTTTATAGCCGGTCTTAAAAAAATGGCCGAAAGAGTTTATGAAGCGGGTTTGATAGATTTGGAAAAATTAGAAGCCGCAAAGAAAGTCAAACCGAAGGCGGAAACGACCGGTATTGGCTGGGGCTTTACTATATTGAGTCAGGACATTATTTTAGATTTATACCAGCAGCAAACGGACGAGCTTGACAGGCAGAGGAAAATAAGACAGGACATGTTAATGGATTCATGGGAAACTTCCCAGAGGTACAGGACTGAAAAGGAGGTGTTAAAGGACGAACTTGCACTAATAGACCGGATGGCAAAGCTTGCGCCGGGTTTTTGGTCGGCCGAAAGAATTGCAAATGCCAAAAGAATGGCTGCGGGCAGATTGGATGAGGTTGGCAATGTCGGTCAGTTTATGGAAATATCTCCGTGGATGTCGGTATCAAGTATGCAGGGCGGGGACGTTGTGGCAAGAAAACTGGACGACCAGTTAGCGGAGATACAAAAACAAACAATATTATTGACCAGAATTTATAATAAAGAAGGTTTAAACTAAATGGCAACAACAGTCCAATTTGATTTGCTGGAGCAGCAAAGCGGGAGGGTTACTGCCGATGGTTATGAGTTTGACCGTATAGCGCATGTAACCGGCTTGTCCGGCAGTGGTCATGCTAAAATATACGCGGCCATGACTGCTACTGGTATGCCGGTAATAGGTTCGGCTCACCCGACAGTTGCAAATTGTACACTTTCCTCAATTGATACGATAGAGGTGACACAGACTCAGGTCAAGTTGCGGCTTTCGTATCGTACATTATTAACACAATATCAGCCGTTTCAGGAGGATTCCATAAGGGGCGGTTCTTCAGTATCTCAGGTTTCCACAAATAAAGATATAAATGATGTCGATTTACTTCTTGAGGAGGAAGGCGAGTTGCCACAAGTGGGCGAGGTCACAGTTTACCGGCCACAGGTGACGTGGAGCAAACAGAAAAAACGGCTTTATTCGCCGGAGGCCGAAGCTGTATATTATTGTGGTAAACTAAACAGTGCTGTTTGGCGGGGTTACGCGGCCGGAATATGGTTATGTACGAGTATCGACTATAATAGTGAAGATGGCGGCCATACTTACAATACCGTTTATAATTTTATGATGAGTCCATTCGGTACGGCAACGGGAAAAGGCAGTTGGCAAAGTGAATATACTTATAGATTGGACAATGGCCGCGCGCCCGAAACGCTTACGGTATATAATCACAAATTTGCAGATGAATATGAAACGGCCAATTTCAATACTTTGAATTTATAAATGATATTAACACCGTTTAAAGGCAGTGGAATAAGCAAGAGTTCGTTATACAAACTTAACGAACTGGTCAGATTTAATAATTCCTTGCAGACTTTTAAGGGTGATGGTTTAATAAAAGTAAGACAAACCGATTCCGGCATTCTGGTTTATCTTGATATAGATGCTATACAAAAAAAGTTGGCGGTATAATAATGGATTTTCTGATACCATTTAAAGGCGCATCACGGTCGGCGTTATCAAAGCTAAATGAACTTGTGCGATTTTATAACCGTATGCGCCATTTTACCGGTGACGGACTTGTTAAAGTAAGTCAAACTCCGACAGGATTGGCATTCCAATTGAATATGGACGGACTTCAAAATAAATTGGCGGTCGGCACGGGTATGGGTTCGTTTGCTTCGGCGGATTTCTGGCTGGCAGAAGTACAGGAAGTTACAACTGCTGCCGGAGTTTATAGTTGTTATGTGCAAACATCATTTGGAGTATATATCCCTCCGACAGTTGATGTGTTAAATCTGCTGGAAAATTACACGGCAACTACGCCCGTACCGGCACTTGGCAAGGGTGATATTCTCGAATGTTATGAATCGGAGGACAATGAAGGTAATCATGTGTGGATAGGCAGGCCAGTACATTCGTGCGCCAAATTATTTATGGTAAAGGATTTCTCCGGTGATGGTCAATATCTCGAATGTAATATGATGGAAAATGACGGCACGACTGAAATAATTTCGCCGGATTTAGGTTCGGGAATTGATATGTATTTTCTGGCAAATAAGCTATCAACTTACCCGGCGTGGAAGCTGAAGGAAACTTTGCCGAGATTAGAACCAAACGATTTGATTTGTGCTGTAAGTGACGGCGGTGAATTCAGGCATACCACTATTCAACAGCAAAGCAAGGATGCAACCTGTCAGGAGTAAATCATGATTGTTAAGGTATTATCTGTTGGTACGGGTGCGGGGATTTACAATTGTTCTATTCTTGTAATAGATAAAGATTTACTCGGTTCTGCCAATGGAGATAAGTTTATAGATTTAGTTGCCCCCGCTTGGGTGTTAGGAACGGTTTATGCGGTAGGTGAATATGTATTAGGAACTGACTCAAAGCCATATAGATGCAAAACGGCGCACACAGCAACAAATGATGATAAACCGATAACGGGTGATAATTACGCCGATGATTGGGAGCTTGTAGATTCAATTGAAGTTTTAAACCTGCTGGAAAACTATACAGTTGCCTCGCCTTCGCCCGCGTTAGGTTTATATGACAGAATGGAAGTTTGCCAATTAACGGATAATGGTGACCCTTCAACTACAAGATGGGTAGGCAGGCCGATACACCGTTCCATTCGGTCGGCAAAAGTAAAAAGTAACGCCGGTGCTAATCAATATATTTCATGTGATTTAATAGGTTATAATGGCGTTGCTATAACTGCCGGACTTGGCAGTAGTTTAACAGTTTATGTTAAAGCCAACAAAGAGGGTACGCCTACGGGGTGGACGGTTGATGGAGTCGGACCGAGATTGGCACAGAATGATATTGTGCAGATTGTTAATATAGCAGGTACATGGTATTTTGTGAACATTGTTTCCAAAAGTGAAAATCAGGTTGTGTAATGGTTCGTATTTACGAAGTTATTGAAAAAGCCACTTCGGCAGCTTGGTATAAGTGCCGCGAATTGGTTCTCGTTGCGGCCAATTGGGACGCTGTTGACGGCGACAAGTTTGCCTATACGGCTTCAACAGAATTGATTTCCGTGCTTTGTACCGAAGAGTACGGAGGTTCTACTACCCATAGGTCGCTGGCTAAAGGCGATAGAATGTTTGTGTGGGATTATACGGATTGCCGAGGAACTACATTTAAGGTCGGTGTTCGTCTTACACCTGATGCCAGAATATTCAAAACAACCGAAGGGGTAACTTATTCTGATAGTAACGAGATTGAATGTAATATTATTGCCAATGATGGGACGACAGAAATAACCACACCCGATTTAGGTTCTGTAATAAACGTTGTTTGCCCATTATCGATGAATAGTTATCTATTGGATATTTCGGACGCAAGCCCACGCCTTGAAAGCGTTGCCGAAGGCGGGGATTTCTTCTTTGCGAGTTTCACCGGCAGGCGGTGGAGATGTTTGACTACTTTTTGGATAAATAAGGATTGTCTTAACGAATAATGTTTAAAGGCCAGTATAACGTATCTACGGACAATATAATAATTGCTGCTGATGGCAAAATTTTAACATCGGGACTTCCCTGTATAGTCTGTTCGAGCGGTAATATGCCCGAAGCGGTAAATATGACGCCTACGGGAGTTGCTCTGTGTGGTAGTCCGGGAAGCTGTTGTACTCTACATACTACCTATAAAATAATAAGGGCGCCGGTAACTTCAATAAATTCAATGCTGACGCTAAGGCCGGGGTTTGTCAAAAGACCTATTGGCGGCAGTGGCGGAAATACCAATTTTTATATCCTCGACAGAGGAAATCCCAATACTTGCGATTTGTACGCTATTGAAGAAGGCGACTTTGGGGATGTTGAAGTCTATCAAAATGCGGGCTGTGTTGGGTATAAAGCGACTTATAGGTTTAGTCAAAAAATATATCAGATAAGGTTAATAGGAACTGTTCCAACAACAGTTAGCATATCTGTTTATATAATGTTTGGTGCAACTTTTTTGTCGGGCGATGCTGCCTTCGATGTTGACTGGGCGACTTTAAGCAGCAGGGGCGGATATGAATGTTTTTCGTACTCTTATACGCTTGAACCGCCCGAAGAACCTTATGCTAATTGCTTGCTTTACGATACCCCTCTTGCTAATGAATTAGATTGTGTAACAGACCCCTCATCCTGCTATGGTCAGGGTACGGTTTTACTGGAGGCGCCATAATGGGCTGCTGCAATGAAAAGATTAAAAGAATTATTACAATAGGCAAAAGCTATATTAAGGCCGGTCTGGAAGGTGTTGATATTATAAAACCATATAAACATCGTTTCGAAAGAGTAGTTATTTGCAGGCAATGTGATGAGTCCACATGGATGGCAATGAAAGAATATACAGACTGGCTTATTGCCAATGGTATCGATATTTTAAAAAATATAGACCAGCTTGAAAAGTTAGACAAACTACCCAAATATTCTTTGAGTGAAAAGAGGCGCAATCTATTTTGCAGGATTTGCAAATGTTATGTTCCGAGAAAAGCGGATGAAGAAAAAGAGAAATGTAAATTAGATAAATGGAAGGTATAAAAAATGAAAAAGTTAGTTGTTTTAATAATTCTGTTATTGGTTCTTATGTTCACTCTTAACTGTTTTGCGGTAACCTGCTACTGGCTTGGTACGGATGATGGTAATGAGGGCGATTGGAAAACACATCTTAACTGGTCGCCTTACGAACCAAATGCGGGCGATACCGTTGTATTTGACGGCCGCACCACGCAAGATGTAAATGATGGTATCGCTCAGGCGGAAACTGGAGGAACTGTATTTGCTTTAGTCCTAATCAGGGAATCTTTCACGGGCGATATTGGTGATGTAAATGAACGATTTCATTGCGCAGCTACTAAAGTTATATGTGAGGGTAGTGGGAACTGCTGGCTTGAGGTATCAGCGGCCAACAACACAACTGATGTGAATATCAGTAAAGTTATTTTGAATAATACCAGTGCGCATCTTTATGTTACTTCGCAGATTAACGATACTAATTATTGTGCTGAAGTGAATACTCTTATTGCGGTAAGCGGAACACTTGAAATAGGGGACGCTAATAAAGATACGGCGGTAAAAGACCTTTATATAACATCGGGATTTGGCGAGGTGGCTTCTTATAGTAAACCTTCGGAAATAAGTGTTGTGATAAATGAGGATTGCGAAAAGTACAAAGCCACTACCTACAAAATGAATATCTATATGCAGAACGGGGTATGTTCAAGCGACAGCGCAGTAAACATTTTAGAGCAATACGGCGGAACGTTTACTTACGGAACGGATTTGGCTGCAAGCCCTCAAACCGGATTAAATATTGCAACGTTAAAATTGTATTATGGAACATTTAACTGGCATCCCGATGATAGCGGCAATGATGCTTATATAGGCAATGTGTATTTGTTCGGCGGTACGTTTGATGCCTCATCGTCTACAAACAGGGACAGGTCTAAAGCTCTTGGCAATGGTACGGGTTATGATATATATGTATTCGAGAAGGCCGCTATGCTTTTGAATAATAACATGGGTAATATAACCATAGCAACAAACAGTCTATTATATAATTTTGGCGGAAGTATAACTGTTGACAGCGGGGTAAATCTCGGTATAACTTATTAAAGGATTATTAGTTATGGGCGAAAAAACAACAACGGAAGAAATACACGAAATCCACGAAGCCGTAGGCAAGATACTGCAATGGATTGCAAAAAAGGAGATGGATTGCGAGTTTCACAAAGAAAAAACCGAGGAATTAAGGGAAGTTGTTTTTGGCAATGGCGATCCCGGCCTTAAAACCAAAGTACACGATTTGGAAGCAATCAAGAAGGCCACGTCCCTGCTTCGCAGTAACGCCTATGCTATGGGATTTGACCTTGTTAAAATGGGAGTTGTTGCCCTTGTAGTCTGGCTGATATTTATGTATAAAACTCATTGAGGTGAAAAATGAGTGAATTGTCCGAACATTTTAAAAAGATAAAACAAATTACCAAACTTTATGCTGACGAGGTTGATACTATGAGAAAAGATGGTCATTTAGAAGATAATCCTCAATTAGAGATTGATTTGGGTATGGTATTATTTTCTAATGAAGAAGTATTAAAAACATTTAAAGGAGAACCAAAATGATTGACCCTAATGCAATTGACCCAAATAGTATAAACGGAGTTGTGGATTGGTTTGCAATGAACTGGCGAACACCAACAGGAATATGGATTATCGTTACATCTGTAATAGCCATTGCCTCAGCAATAGTTAAAGTGACACCTACTCAAACTGATGATAAGTGGTTGGCTAAAATACTTGCTTTCCTAAAAATTATTTCTTTAAATAAGAAAGGGTAAATCATGACCTCCAAAATTCTAATATTGTTTCTTGTGGCTTTATTATTCGGCGGGTGTATATCTGCTTCGTACAATCCACAAACAAAAGACATAAAGTATTCACGGCTTGGCAATATGGAAGCATCGGGCATTGATATAACCATAGACCCTAATGGTATATTACATGTTGGGGTTGCCAGTGAAAAAAATACCGGCCTTGAAGCAGTGATAGAAGCGTTCAAGGCAGGACTTGCGGCGGGAATGGCTGCGGCGGCTAAATAATGCGATACCGAATATTACATGGTTATAAATATGAATTAGTAGATACCGTAATGGTCGAAACGGACATCAAAGACGTTGAAGTAGATACTGAATTTATTTGTTTATGGCCTAACGGACAACTTTTCATCAAATCTTATTATGCATGGGACGGCGCATCTGGGCCGGCCATTGACACAAAAACCATAATGAGGGGTAGTTTAATTCACGATGCTTTATATCAATTGATGCGGGAAGGTTATCTCGATAGAACTAAGTATCGTTCCATTGCTGATAAAATACTTAAAAAGATATGCCTTGAAGATGGAATGTGGAAAACAAGAGCAAATTGGGTTTATTGGGCAGTTAAAACTTTTGCCAAACGCAGCAGTGAACCTGAAAAAGAACCGAGAGGCAAGATTGTTACTATTGAGCCAATAGCTAAAAAGAAGTAAAATCATTTTTCCTCCTCCTCCCGACAGCCCAAGACTGAAAACGTCAAGGGCTGTTTTTATTGCAATACCTTTTCTGCTTCAAACAAGTTGTCAACATTAGGATAATCAGTTCTGACTATATCAGCACATTGAGCAAGAATTTCTTGTTTGGCGGCGGCGTCGGCGGCGTAGGCGGCGGCGTAGGCGGCGGCGTCGGCGGCGGCGTCGGCGGCGGCGTAGGCGGCGGCGTAGGC